AGATTAAAATTATAGATTAAAATTATAGATTAAAATTATAGATTAAATATTATAGATTAAAATTATAAATTAAAATATATTACTTAAATAAATAATAAATAATAAATAAATAATAAATAAATAATAAATAAATAAATAAAATGGATTCTAATACTGAAACAGTAGAACAACCGAAAATTGTTGAAACTGACCTTGATATAGATACCAATACCAATACTAATACCAATATTGAAATTCAAATTACTCCGGCTCCTCCACCATCTCCAGAAATGGTAGAAGATAATGTTTCAGTTAATACTGTGGATACTATTGAGAATACAAATACAGATTTAGAAATAGTAAATACTACTTTATTAAAATTAAGTGTTAATTATGATGATAATGTAAGTAATACATCTACAGTTGTTTATACTGATGTTAAAGATTTGCTAAGTGGTTTTGAAATTGATGTTAGTAATATTTCTATTTTAGTTACAAAGATTATTGAAGTATTAAATGATTCCGGTTATAAGAAATTAACTTTAGAAGATAAAAGAGACATTATGCTTGAAGTTGTTGATAAATTTATTAAAAATGACATTAAATTAAGTGGTAATGATGCTGTTTTTGCGAGTATTACAGTTGAAACTCTTGTTAATACTGTTATTGATAAATCATTAGGTAAAACGCTTAAAAGAGCGAATAAGAAAAATAATAAAATCACAGATAAATTATCAATTGGTTCTATTATTGAATCTATTGTTAATAAAGTTACAGGAATTATAGATGAAAAAGATTATACTGTTCGTGAAATAATAGCAAACATTTCTGTAATTGTTGGAATTGTAATTACATTAGTTGAAAAATATAAAAAATTAACAAATGTAGAAAGAAAAAATATTACTATTAGAGTAATTAAGAAAATTTTAACATCTAAATTAGAAGATAGCGATTTAGATGATGAACTCAAGATTTTAATTGAAATTACAATTACAACTTTACCAGATATGATTGACGCGGTGGTTAGTATTGCTAAAGGAAAAGGGTTAAAGGATTCAGTATCTAAAGTTTGTTGTTTTAATTTATTAACTCAAGTCATTTCTATTGTTGGAAAACATAAATAAAATAAATAAAATAAATAACATAAATAACATAAATAACATAAATTAAATAATATTAGATATCTTTAATTTTATATCTGATTTATCAGCAGTTGTATTTATATTACTATTTTCTACTTCTTTTGTAATACTATCAACAATATCATTTATATTATTATTTATATTATCAGTTTTATTAGTAGTTTCTTCTAATAAACCTTTTTTAAGTATATCATTAATAAAATTATCTGGATTTATTCCTAAAATAGATTCTGATATATCTTTTTTACTTAATTTAGTATTATTATTAATATTATTTTGATTGCTAAAATTGTTTAATAAATCATCAAAATCATTATCATTAATTAATTCTTCATCACTATCGTTATTATTAGTTATATTATTTAAATCATCATTTGGATTTATCTGAATTGTTTTCTTTTTTTGAAGACTCATTTTTGATTAAATAATTCCGAAGGTTTTTATAAGTTTTATTTAATACTATTTGAGGTATTTTTTCCTTAAATTGTTGTCTGATATCTTCGGTTTCGTCTTTAGTTAAGTCTAATATTTTTAATACTTTATCTGCAACATCATTAGAATATCTTAATAACATTAAACCTGCCAAAGTTTCTGCTGAAATATGAGAAGGTTTATAAATTAATATTTCTTTATTATTTTTATTATTTTTATTATTTTTATTATTTTTATCCATTTTTATAACAATCAAATAACAATCAAATAATAATTCAAAAGATTATTAGTTAATATTAATTTTAAAATATATTTTCAAATATAAAGATAATCAATTTTATAATTACTTAAAATACAAATAAATAATACAAATAAATAATACAAATAAATAATAAAATGTCTGATACAGAAGATGATTTAGATAATGTAGAAGAGATTGAATTTTTCAAAAAATCAATTCAATCTTTTTTAAAATTAGAAGAAGAATTAAAAGTATTAAATGGTGCTATTAAACAAAGAAGAGCAAAAAAAAAAGAGTTATGTGAAACTATTATGGCATTTATTCAAGAAAAAGATTTAGATAGTGTTAATTTACAAGGAGATTATAGTGGAAAACAAATGATGTGTAAAACATCAGAGTCTCGTAGTAGATTTTTACCAGAAGATATTCAAGGTATTTTAGAAGATAATTTAAATAATCCAGATGAAGCATCAAAGATATATAAACTCATTGTTGAAAGACAAAAAGTAAAGAAAACAACCAATCTTAGAATATCAAAACCACCCAAACAAAAGAAAAAAACAGACAAAATAAAAGAAACCATAAATCAAAATGAAGATACTACTTCCGAACAAATACCCGAACATTTACAATATTTATATACTATCTAATAATTTAAATAATTTAAATTTTAATAATATCAGTATATTTAATAATTAAATAGACAATCGCATAAATCATAGAAAGTTCTAATATTAATTTTAATAACGCATATATAATTTTACCAATTGGGAATGAAAATGGACCTAATTTAAATGATAATTTTCCTAATTGTTGAAAATCGGGTTCTCCATTTTGGTCTAAATCTATTGAGAAAAGAGGTTTTATTAAAGAATTTATAAAATCTTCGTTAAAATCTTTAATATGCGAACCGATAATCCAAATTACTACAGATGCGATTACAGAATATCTGATAATAAATTTTTTAATTTCCGGTGATAATATTTTATTATTTTTAAGAATTATATTTTGAATTGTTTTCATTATAAATAAGTTTATTAATTTATTATATTTTCTTATTATCTATAAAGAAAAATTATGGATTCAAATATAACAGAAATTAATAAAGAAATTAATAAAGAAAGTAATAAAGAAATTAAAGAAAATAAATATAAATATAAAAAAGTAGGTTCAAGAGAAGATGTTTATTTAGGATATGCTAAAAATACGTCAGGTGGATTACGAAAGGATGATATTATTCTTAAAAAAAAAGGGAAACAAACTAAATATGTTAGTAAAAGAATTGCAGATAGAATGAGAGATAAAATAATAACACAAGGTGCTTTAAGGAAAAGAATTACTCAAAAGTGTCCAATAACATTTAAAAAAGAAGAAAATAGAGTGATTGAATATGTTTATTATAATCCAATTAAATCAATGAATTCAGTAAAAAAATTTGAAGATACAATTCAACAATTAGATGATACTCTAAGTTTTGATTAAATTTAGTTAATTTAGTTAATTTAGTTAATTTAGTTAATTTAGTCAATGTTTATTATATTATTAATTTTTTTCTCAATTTTTTCCATATGTTTTTCTGAATCAGATATTTTTTGATTTGTATTTACATTTTTATTGTTTTTCAAAATTTGATAAATATAATATTGTGAGTTCATATCATTAATATTAATATTTTTATTAATAGCATTAATATTTTGAAGATTTAAAGCATTTTCTTGACACATAGAATTAAATTTATTATGATACATTAAGAAAAATGTCATTTTTTCATCGTAATTATAATCTCTTAATTTAACAATATTTCCAGTAATGCTTACCATAGTTAAATATTTATAAATGTCGTGGTCTTGGACGTCGTATATTTTGTGATTAATCATATCTCCATAAACAATATTATCCATTAATTCTTCCAATATATTACTATTATTTTTATTACTATTATTTTTATTCCAATATCCTTTCTTTTTAAGAATAGTGAATATATTTGAATATAAATCGAGATAAAATACTTTAGGATCACTTTCAATAATTCTATTAATATTTATAGAATCATATTTATTTGTTAAGAAATTTGTGATTTTTTCTAATGGAGAACATTCTCCCATAATTTTTTTCATATTATCTATTTCACTTTTATCACAAAAATCAATTGAATTAAGTAAGTTATAAAAATTCAAAGAATTAATAAGTTCTCTATAATCCAAACCTTTGTTACTAATCATTTTATCTAAAGTTTCTTCATTAATATCAATTGATTCATTTTTAATGATTTTTTTTGCTAATTTTTTAAGATATTGTTTCTTAGGTAGGTTTATTCTTATTACTAATGCTAATTTTAGTAATGGTTGTAATTTCTTCTCTTTAATACTATTACAAGTACATATAACCGGAAATTTATAATTAATTACTGGTGGTTTTCTACTACCTTTCTTTATTATTTGTGTTCCAATAGTGCTGTTTATTATTTCTTGAATTACACCACCGCCTGCAACTCCATCAATCTCATCTAATATAACTCCATTTTTAATCTTTTTTTTTTCTAATGATATTATACTATATCCCGCAATACTTCCTAAATTATCGTGTATGTTTGTTTTTGTTCTATGATCGCTGGCGTTAATTTCTATAACATCATAACCATATTCTTTCATAATTATATGCGCTAATGTAGTTTTACCAACACCCGCTTTTCCATGAAGTAATAAAAATGGAGGTGTTCCTTTTACTTTTTTCCCAATTCCCTTTATCCATTCTGATACTTGCTTACATATATCTTTAACACCAACATAATCCTCTAAAGTAATTGGACGATATTTTTCTAACCAAAGTTGGTTTGATTTGTCTTCATTTTCGTTAAGTGGATTATTCTTTTTAGGATTTTTAACATTATCACTTTTTATTTTATCACTTTTTATTTTATCACTTTTTATTTTATCACTTTTTATTTTATTTTCAACTTTTTTTCTGTCTATTTTTACTTTTGGAGGCATAATATTATTTTAAATTAGATATAATATTAGTAATTATTATATAATTGAATTTTCAATTTTAAGTAATAAAATTTAAAAATGAAATTTAAAAATGAAATTTAAAAATGAAATTTAAAAATGAAAATTTATATATAACTTAATATTTAGGGAATAATAAAAGAGCACCAGATAGAGCTCCTAATATGTGCCATAAAGAATGGTTAAACCAATATGGTTCTGGATATAACATAAATAACATAACCGCCGCAATAGATAATAAAGATCCAGATAATACAAAATAATAATTACTCTTTTTTGTTTTGGAACTTATTAAATAATAAGAAAAATATATTGCTATTAATAATGTAGGTATCGCCGTAATAATATCATCATATGGTAATTCATTATAAGATTGTAATACAATAATAAATATTAATAAACTACTTTGTATAAGATGACTGGTGTATGGGTCTAATGGTATTAAATATAACATTGTTATACTAATTGCGTAAAACGCAAATATATGATCTAATAAAGTTGCTTTATCTAAAACCATTCCACCCCCAATTTCACAGGATTGTTTAATATTATTTTCAGGTAATTCAGTTTGATATTGATTTATATCATTCTCTTTTTTAGCAATTTCAGATCTACAAATATGATAGTTAATACTAAAATACATAACAGCAACATAAATTAGTGCTAATTCAAATCCAACTCTTTTAGGGAAATGTTTTTTATATAAAATTTTATATAATAATACAGCAATGGGTAATAAATATGCTAAATTACTGTAAATTAGAAAATCTCTACTATTTTCGTATGATGTTGAAATCATTTCAATTTGTTAAATTAATATTTATGATTAATATTTATGATTAATATATTATAATAAATAAAGAAATAATTAGATTAAAATATAAATGAAATTACGATTATAATTAGTGGTAAAACATTCTATTATTAGTTTTATACATTTTTATATTATATTTTTCACAAGCATCATCAACTTCCTTATCTCTCATACTACCACCTGGTTGAATTATATATTTTACATCATATTTATTCGCCTCTATAATATTATCACTGAATGGAAAAAATCCATCTGATGCCAATACTAATGGATAATTTGTTTTTTCAATAAAATATTCTTGATTTTCCAAGAATTGATAGATAAAGTTTATTCTATCTTGAAATTTACTATTTTCTTTTTTTGAATTTGTAAATATACCCTTTACAATTTCTGACCTGCGATTAATCCACCTTGTCGCCTTTTTACAAGCTAATCGAACACAATCAACTCTATTTTGTTGTCCTGCTCCAATTCCAATTACTTGACCATCATATGCAATTGCGATATTATTAGATTGTGTATATTTTAGAGATGTGTTTGCTGCTACTAGAGAATGGAATACATTTTCAGGAATATCTTTAAACATTTCTCTACTAAGTCTAAATTCATTATTTCTTTGTTTTAATTCAATTCCGTAAATAGATTTATTTTCATTCCAACCGGATTTCATAATTTTATTATAATAATCTAAATTTGCTTCAATTATAATATATTTGCCTCCTTTTTTTGTTTTAAGTATTTCCAATGCTTCTTCCGAATATGAAGATGCCATTATTCCATCTGATACAAATCGTTTTATTTGTTTAGCAGTTTCAACATCTACTTGATTACTACAAACAATAAAATCACCAAAAGACGATAATGGATCACAATTACGAGATTTAATAAACGCATTTGCCATTGGAGTTAAATTTCCCCTCGTTTCCGGTGTAATATCCATTAACAATGTGGTTATGTCATCAAGCGGAGTTCCGATTGCGATTCCAGCAGGAGATGTATGCTTCATAGAAATCGCAGTTGGAATACCAACTATATCTTCAATTTCTCTAACAATTAGATAACCATGTAAAAAATCAAGAACATTAATATAACCAATATTACCAGAATGAACGGTAAAAGGTTTCATATCACCCTCACTCCAACTTAAAGAAGATTCACTTTGTTGAGGATTAGAACCATATTTTAATTTTAATTGATTATTGGATTGATTATTGGATTGATTATTGGATTTCTGATAATATTCACTTATTGCTGTATCATATTTGGCGGTTGTTTGAAAACCGATTGTGGCCCAATTTTTACGAATATTATTATCTAATTCATTATTTATATATTTATTAATGAAATCTGTATATTGTTCTGGAGATGTTAATAAAGATATTCTATTATAATTCTTAGATGATGCTCTAATTATAGAAACTCCTCCAATATCAATATTTTCAATAGCAACATCTTCTGAAACTCCTTTTGAAACAACTTCTTGGAATGGATATAAATTAACAACTACTAAATCAAATTGAATTATTCCGTGTCTTTTAATTTCTTGTTGATGTGATAAATCTGACATCTTAGATAATAAACCTCCATAAATATGTGGGTGTAAAGTTTTAACTCTTCCACCTAATATTTCTGGGAAATTTGTTATTGATTCTACACTATGCACATTTTCAACATCGGTCGTTCCTAATATTTTATAAATTTCTTTTAAAGTTCCTCCAGTTGAATATAAGTTATAACCTTTATCAAGTAAAAATACAACTAATATATCTAATCCGGTTTTGTTAGATACAGAAATTACAGCATTTTTCTCCATAATTTATTCACTTTTAAATATAATTTTTAATATAAATAGTTTTAATATAAATAGTTTTAATATAAACTTAAATTGAAAAAGTAAAAAATAATTATTAAAAATAATTATTAAAAATTAAATTAAATTAAATTAACTTTATTTAAAAATCAAGATGTTTGTCTTCCCATGCTTCACCAGCATGAACCTTGTTCATATAAGCGTGACCACAACGAGCAGCATAATCAGCATCACGGACAACAAGTCTTGATGGATTACCTCCACGAATCCAACCGGGTTCTGCTGCTTCTTCGACAAGATGGACTGGGTTCTGAACGTTTTCACTTAAATGGTCAATTAAAGGAGTAAATTGATGTGGAATGCTAACACCAC